CGCGGCCCCGATGGTCCGATCCTCAAGGACGGTCTGGCCCGCGAAGAAGCCCTCGCTATCGTCGGCGCACCAACCGGCCCGCATGAGCCGGACACCGTCGAAGAAGAGACCGCCGCGCAGAAGCGTTCGGCTCTGGAGAAAAAGGAGGCCAAGCGCGAGGCCACCGAAATCTTCCAGTCCGACGCCGAAGCCGGGGAGCCTTCGAAGGTGGCCAACAGCGACCTGCAGAAGGCCAATGACGAGAACGCGGACCTGCGTCGCTCCATCGCCTCCAAGGACGAGGAAATCCGGCAGCTGCAGGATCAGGTCGCAAAGTTCGATCCCGATGGTGACGGCAAGGTCGGTGGCGGCGCCACCAAGGCTGTTTCCAAGACGGCCGGCGAAGGCCCGTCGAAGCCCAAGAACGGCGACGCCTGATGCTGATCGTCGAGAATGGAGTGGTAAGCTGGCCTTCGGGTCCGCTCGCTACAGTCGAACAGGCTGACGCTTACGCTCAGGCTCGGGGCTGGTCCGATTGGGCTGCCCTGACGCCTGAGCGGAAGAGCAGCGCCATTCTCGACGCATCGGCCTACGTGCGGGCCTCCTACCGGCCCCCGGCGAAGGTGAGTGCCGCGGTTGAGGAGCAGGTCAGCGAAGCCGTCATCGAGGCCGCCCGGCTGTCTCTGACCTCGCCCCTGATCGGCGGCGACAAGGCGGCTCAGGCGGCGCGGAAGTCGGTGAAGGCCGGATCCGTCGCCGTCGAATATGAAACGTCATCTGCGGAAAGCCGCAGTACGGCGCGGCTGGCTCTGGTGGCGGGCCTGCTTCGCTACGCGGGCGCCTATCCGATCGGCTCCGGCGTCAACGTCCGGCTTGCCAAGTCATGAGCATCCTCGACGATCTGCCCGACGCTATCGCCGAGGCGCTGGACGACGTGTTTCGCGACGGCGTGCTGAAGGTGCCGGGCGAGCCGACCTCGGACGGGCAGGGCGGCTGGATACCCGGAGCCCCGACATCACATCCCTGCAAGGCGCTGGTCGATGACTACAGCGACATGCGGCGGGCAACGGCGGGCATACCTGCCCACGACCGAAAGATCATCATCCTGGCGGCCAGTCTGAGCATTGCTCCGGCTGTCGGGCATACCATCAACGCTGAGGGCAAGGACTGGCAGATCGTCGCCCTGACCCGTGATCCGGCTAAAGCGACCTGGGAGGCACAGGGGCGCTGATGGCCACCGTCACGATCAACCTCGCCGCCCTGGAGCGCATCGTTGAAGAGAAGGCCGTTGCGGGCATCCAGCGCGCCGCTCTGGCGGGGGAAGCGATCACCAAGGCCAACCTATCGCGCCCCGGCTCCGGCCGCATCTACGGGAAGCACCAAGCCTCGGCCCCCGGCGAGCCGCCCGCCGTCGACACCGGACGCCTGCGCAACGCCACCCAAGCCGACACGCAGGTCCGCAGGGATGGCGACGACATCGTCGGCCGAGTGGTGGCGAACACAGAATATGCGCACGCCTTGGAGGTCGGGACCGAGCGGATCGCCCCGCGCCCCTTCCTCGGCCTGCTGGCCACCGACCATACCGACGACCTGCGGGACGCCTTTGTCGCGGGAGCAAGCGATTGAACTCCACCGCCACGATCTTCGCCCGCCTGGCCTCCGTCGCTCCGTCTCTGGCCACCTGGAACAACGCACCGGCCATCTTCAACGAGACGGCGCCGGACGACTTCCTCGACCAGGAGCCGAAGCCGTCAAAGCCGTTCCTCATCATCGCCGTGCCGACCTCTGACGTGGCGATGGAGACCTTCACCGAGACCGGCCGACTGATCGTGCAGGACGTGCGCGGGTATCAGCGCCGGACCGGCTCAGCGGCTGGGCTCGACGCTTTGATGCGCCAGGTCCGCGACCTCTTCCACAACCGCCCCGGCGACCTCGTCGTCACAAGCGGCAAATGCGACGTGGCCCGCGTCACCGGCCCAGTCCAGGCCCCGACCTCGGACGAGGCCTACACCGGCCGCCGCGTCACGATCCGATTGGACCTCGTCCGAGACTGACAATGGAGGACGCTATGCAGACCCACGAGTACGTCGTGCTGGACGACCAGATCCGTGTGGCCGTTATCCACGAGCGGTCTGCCGATGGCTCGCCCAAGGTGGCGACCCTGTACCGCAATCTGGATGATCTGGCCGCTGGGGTTATCCTGCAGTTGCGGGCCGAGTTCGCTTAGGTATCGCCCGCCATGTCGTCGAGGTTGTTGCCCTTCTTGTCGTCCGGATTGGAGCGCAGATAGGCTTCGCGTCCCTTTGGCTGCACGGCATGAGCGTTATCGACCTTGCCAGCCTTCGCCATCTCAATGGCCTTCTTCTGGCTGGTGAAGTTCACATTCCCTTCGAAGCGAACCGCCTCGATGTTCCCCTTCGCGTCGGCACGAGCGTCGACGATCTTCTTTCCACCGTTTGACATCTGAACCCTCCCGATCCGGCGCGATCTTCGCAGAACGCTGGCTTTGGAGTCCATCCCCAACGCGCCCAGGGCAGGCTGTGCGCGGCCTTTTCCATGCCTGCATCATAGGAGAGCGCCATGGCTGTTTTGGCCCAAGGCTTCATGCACCTGCTGCTGGGCTCCGGCAGCGGAACCCTGACCTACGAGAACATCTCGGGCGTCTTTAGCCTCGACGGCGGCGGCTTCTCGCCGAATAAGATCGACGCCACCGACTTCGATACGGTCGCGGGCACTCGAGAATACATCTCCGGCCCGCGCGAGCCGTCGCCCTACACCTTCTCGATGCACTACGAACAGGGCGACACTGAGCAGGAAGCGATGTTCGCGGCCATGGCGACCAACACGCCGCTGCCGTTCCGCATTACCTTCGGCTCTGGCGCCCAAGCCAAGCAGATCAGCTTCAACGCCGTGCCGAACCTGACCCTGTCGGCCCCCGTTGACGGCAAGGTGACGTACTCCGGCACGCTGGAGCCCATGGCCGCCCCGGTTCGCGATAATCAGGGCGCCTGATGCAGCCGACCGATGAACGCCTCGGAATCGTCCGCCTGCCCTTGCCAGATGGGCGGGCGGTTCCGCTGCAACTGACCTACGCCGCCCTCGACGCCAAAGGCCATGACTGGCTGCTGGAACAGTTCAAGGCCATGCAGAAAGGCAAGCCGGGGGCGTCTCTGGCTATGGCCGAGGCTCTCGAGATCATGAGCGCCGGCCAGGTCCAAGCCGCAGACGTGATGGCCGCGCCCATGGCCGAATACCCCATGGCCGAGTGCCTTAAGGCCTGTTGGAAGGCTTGGGAGTTGGCGCAGTACGGCCCGAGCGGGAGGCCTGCCTCGGACGGCGCCGAAAACCCTCAGCCGAGCCCCCCCAAGACGTGGTGGGGGCGCATCTTCGGGCAGCGTTAAGGTCGGGGCTGAAGGAGGCCGAGTTCTGGGGCCTGACTCCCTTCCGGCTTTCCCAGCGCCTAGACGCTGCAATGGAGGCGTTCCTATTCACCGGCTGGTGGGGAGAGCGGTTCGCTCGCGAAGAGCGGCTACAGTCGCCACAGCACTACGTCGATACCATGCTCAAGCCCGCCGATCCCGCGCTGGCCGAAGCAGAAGCGCTCGCCAAGTTCCATCGCATGGCTGAGGACTGGGGCTTGCAGGTCGAGGGCGGCGAAGAATAGCCTCCCCGTTCAGCGGAGGGCTTGGTCATGAAACGGTTGGTGGTGCTGGCGGCGGTGGGAATCGTCGCGGGGTGCGGGCAGGCGGAGGCGCCATCGGTTCCTGTTAAGTCCCCAGCCGAGTCTCGCGCCGATGCCGTTATGGCGTGTGGCTTAGCGATGCTGGAGGCGGAGAAGCAGGGCTTGGTGTCCAAGAGCTCTCAGCTACAGGTGCCTTGGCGTGTCTACGAGATGCCGTCCGAGAAGAGCGGTGTGCGTCGTGTGTCCTGCGCTGCGGGCGACGCGAAAGGCGAATTAGGTGTCGTGGTCGATATCGTTTGCACGGACGTGAATGATTCCGCCTGTCACCCATTGATCAAGATTGCTCGGCCTTAAGGCCCTTCTCAACCAGTCGCCGAACAGCTTCAGGGCGTGTTGGTCTGTCATCTTCGCGATCGCGGAAGGCATCCACAGAAGCTAGCTGCTCGTCTGAAAGGCGAACTAGAACGGGGTGTCCGCGCCCTGTTGCCGGGCGCCCGCGTGATTTTTTGATATCCGCTGTTGACTTCATGATATCCGGATATCATAAAAGTCGGACCGAAGGGAAGCGCCAACTTCCACTCCGGCCCTAACCCCAACCGTCTTCTGAGGAGACAGGTCATGGCTGAACAAGCCTTTACCACGCCTGCGCGGCGTAACCCAACGTGGGTGCCTGCAACTGAGCCCCTGGGTTTGCTCGCCCCGTTCTTTGGCGGACGCGGCGCCGCCCCGATCATCAACCAGCCCGCACCGAAGCGCCCGTCTCCTGCGATGGAGATGGCGTGATGCTGAATCGTCGAACCTTCTTCGGCACGACCGCTGCCGTTGCGATCGCCGCCGCCCCGGCAGTTACCGTCGCGA